ATAATAGAATGAGTAACATTCTATATTTCTACTAATATGGATAATAGAATGAGTAACATTCTATATTTCTACTAATATGGATAATAGAATGAGTAACATTCTACATTTCTACTAATATACTATTACCATAGTATATAAATACGGATAATAGAATGTTACTCATTCTACATTTCTTCTACTTACGTAGTAGAATTCTTAAATATTAGTTTGCGGTGAAACTAGGATTTCCACCTTTCTAAAAGTACCTAGACATACTTTCTCGAGTGGAGCAGTTCCAGATGAGAAATTATATATGAAGACCTTGGCCACGGTACCACTCCAGTTTGATAATGTACAGTACTTGCCGATATGAATGCCATCGCAAATTCGCAAATACTTACCTTTGATAGTATCTCTTTGCAGGACTTTGAAGTTTTTAAGTGTGTCTGCTGCCTCGATGGTGTAATGATCAATGTCAGGTGGAAATGGCTCACTTAGAATTTGTTGTAGGATTTTAGGAGACATCTGGGTAGACATCTGGATAGGCGTCTGCGTAGGCATCTGGGTAGGCATCTCAGTAGATATTTTTGTAGAAGTAGACATTTCTTGAATAATCTCTCGGGATGACGTCAATGTATTTAATGATGATTGACCCATGTCTTCATCAATATTTTCAGGAGGTGATACTGAAGCTGTAGATTCTTCGGAAATCTCGGCAACTTTATCATCATCACTATTATCGCCATCTTCATTACAGATTGTGTTAGTATGATTATTATAGCAGAGAGTCTTGATCTTCTTCAGTAATGTTAGGGCCTCCTCCCACCTTACATTTAGATCAGGGGGTATGTTTGCAGACCTCATGGTTTGCAGTACACCATCTATAGCTAATGCCAACTTATACCACCTTAAGAGATGTAAACGCTCATGAGCCCATCGATTTCTGAAGACAATGAATTGGATGAAAGAGCGTTGAATATGCGCTTTTTCAGTGTAACATTGTGCCAATGTCCGTGACATTAATTGTAACTCCGGATTTTGAGGAACACTCAATCCGTGATACTTGTATAACACCTTTAAACAGTGAATGATAGAGGTACGAATATAATCCACGTTCGAGAATCTAGAGGTGACCGCGTTCATGTTTTCGTCGAGCTGCGGGATTGCGGTTGCTCATACTGTAGTATAAAGGGATCAATTATGGTGTTGTTTCCCAATTGAAAATTAAATCTAATAAAACCTCATTTATACGACTTTTACCGCAACGACGATCGCTAACGGGAAATAAAATCATGCACATGGATTTATATATCACTCCTTACATTATCCTCTGTGTAGTATGTAGACGAGATGCACACGAGATGTACACTAGAGAAAGAAAATTGTACAGACATTAATACGTAAGCATTAATGTTTTTGTCATGTAGACATTTGTCAATATATCTTCGGAAATTGTTCTACGGTTTAGAATGACTTATCGGTGTTTAAAAGCTTCGAGGATCATTTCATATATTTCAGACACAATGATCTGAGGAATGAGCAGTTTGGCACAGCAATTCTTATTTCCTACTATCAGATATAGTCCCGCTTCCACCTTAACTACTTGCATTTTGCCATCATTCCAAGTACCATTAAGAAATTCCTCAGGAAACTCTCTGTAGGAAACGTCAGTCATTGTAAAACTGGCATGTGCGGTCTCGAAGGATACTTCTATTCGAGTGTACATATTCTGATAAGCATAGGCATAATTTCCAATAGAAACTTTGACTATTTCCCCACTGCTGGCAAAGCTCTTTGAATTAACATACTTGGGGACCGACATGATATATATTTACATGTGTAGTATACACTGATCAATTATACTACTTTATAGTATAATATATTTGTGGATCCTCTTGTCCCTCACCCGCTGTCTTATCTTACTGTCGTTCTTACTGTTATTTTATCAGCGTCCTTACTGTCGTTCTTATCAGCGTCCTTACTAGGATAGTTTGCCTTGCTGTAAACTTGTACCAGCATAGCATGAATCTTCTGTGCTTCTGCAAGAGGAAATGAGATGTGCCGATCTCTACAATTGATGAGGATATAGTCCTCATCTCGGACTACGTAAAAGTCAAGCAGAGATGTTCCTGTAATAAACTCTGAGGGACACTCGGCATTTCGATGTCAATGAAGACAAAAGTCGCCCTAGAATTCACGATGATTAGTATTGCTTTCTTCTCTGCACTGATATCTACCCTGACATTCCATCGGGAATCCGCAATTGTGGAGTCGGTAACACCGGAAGTAAAGCGAAGCATTTTCTGAGAGAATGCGGAGATGTATGGGAACACTTAGTACCCCACATAATTAATTACTATATGATTATTTTTATGTTTCTAGGAACCTAGTAAACACGGAAGTATCAGCACTAACACCCTTTTCACAATGTTCCGGATGATACTGCACCGCCCAATACTTTCTATGGTCTGTAAAAGCTACAATACCATCATCCGCATTGATCCCAGTGACGTGAAACTGAGGGGGGACCGTTTGTACTTCATCCAGACGATTCATCCATCTTCTCTTTGTTGACTGGCTAATGCTTCTGTTAATGGTGACAATTTCACAAACGTTATAATATCCTTTTTCTTTGGCTGCCATCGCTTTTACTGTTCCTCCGAAGTGATAGGCTATTAGTTGCATACCATAACAGATTCCAAGAACGGGAACGGACGAGTTTATTACCCATTCTGGTAGATGTTCATCCTTAATATACACGTGATCAGGGCCTCCCGAGAGAATGATGTGGGTATATGCTATGGTGGGGATTTCGTCTGGTAAGACTAGATAATGGTGAATATTGAGTTCATCGAGAACTTGGGAAATTCGGGCCGCCGATTTCGACCCATAAACTACTAAGGCTACGACTGTCATTTTTGATAGAGTGGAAAAGAAACGATGGAAACCAATTGTGCGGTTAATTTTATCATCATACATATGGTATCAACTATCTATAATATAACTATACTACGGGACTCAAGATGGCATCCACCACATCATAATTTACAAATTGGACAAAAGTAATTTCTTAGAGCCACAGATATATAAATATATATAAATATATTCAAGTGTGACCTTCATGGATATAACGGTAGTGCAGTATAGTGCAGTATTAGAAGATTTTGTTGCGATGGACTCCTGGTGTGCTTGTGATAGTAACTCAAATGTCCTAAAACAAAGATAACCCCAGGACAATATTTTGCCACGTTAAGGTGTTAAGGGACAGGAGAGGTACAGAAGTATGCATGTGAACAAATGTGAAGATATGAAAGCGTGAAGATGTGGAAGCATAGAGATGTGGATGCATGGAGATGTGGAAGCGTGAAGATGTGGGTGGATGGAGATGGAAGCGTGAAGATATGGAGACATGAAGGTGTGTTAAGGTATATACTCTATATGAGTATATTTTCATATATTACTGAAGAATGCTCGTACATCAAATTAATTCACAGGGTGGCTTTTACTATTTATTATAGAGAGAGTATAATATATAGTAAAAGACCTAGAGCACATAAAATAATTCGCGTGACCTCAGAGGTATGACCGTCTTATCATAGATTCTATATATTACCACTTAATATATAAATGTAGTGTGCTAGAGGCGCATCCATGACTCACTTTTACTATTTGTAGGGAGTTTATACATGATATACAGTTAAAGATCACGAGTCCACGCCAATTATTTTATGTGCTCTAGGTCTTTTATTATATATTATACCCTCTCTATAATAAATAGTAAAAGCCACTCTGGGAATTAATTCGTGGTCATTTGTTGTTATTCGTACTTATCAGATATATACTCCATGTATATATTTATAGTAATTCTAGCATAGCTGCGTAATAGTCGCGATTGGCCATATAGTCGCCCTCGGATCCATAGTATAATACCTTAAGATATACATCACTTCCCGCAGTCTTATCATAGAGGGGAATAATAGTACTTTCTTGAGAGATACCATATACTATATGGACTAATACCACGTTGAGCGGCGGGAAGTGGGCACCCATATTAATCTTGTTTTGTTCCCAGATATTAGCCACGGCAAGGGCACTTTCGAGCTTACCTCCGACAACATTCTGAATGAGATAGATGCGCCCACTGGCCTCCTCATATATGTACGGTTCCAGAGTAGAACTGAGAGAACGATCAACCACACGGCGAATGTTGAATGTCTGGTTGTAATTCTTGGTATTCTTATTCAGAGATAACCAGGCATTGAGATCCTTTTCATTGAGGAAAATCTTACTGAAAGGCACTACCGTGAAATCGTCCTCATTAGAATAGTAATCATGCAAGAAAGCTGCGGGAGTTAGGCGCAACCCGTTGTTCAGACTACTGTAATCACGGAGCATCTTGACGATACGATCGACAAAGATAATGTCATACAGGACTACTTTTACGACGCCATTACTATTCTTAGCAAATAAGGTGTGGGCCAAAGGATAAAGAGTATCTAAAGCTTCCTGTACGGTATTGACTTGGGGAAGTCGCCGAGGGATGCCTCCGAGTTTGTAGAAGGTAGCACTATCAGCTATTTCACGAGAACTCTTCTGCATATATTTCTGCACAAACACATCTGAATCGATGTGAGTATCTCGATTAACATTTTCGATATCGTACAACCACTTCAACAGCTGTACAATAATATTCAGGTCGCGCTTCAACTTGCGGATGCGAGCGGTGATATTTGCTCCTGTACTTTCTAGAGGATTGGCCGGACCCAATTCTACACTGTCAAGGAGAGGATAAAGCTTGGGAGCTACTAGGATATATTCGGCAAAGGTAATGTCAGCCAATTTATACCACAAACCATCGATCAGCCCCTCGGCATTACGGGTAATACCGCTGGGAGTTCCCAAATACTGCACCACAACATCTAAGACCGCTCTAGGGAGATGGTCAATATCAGGAATAGTGGGAATATTCTCCGGTACCGTAGGTAGAGTACTAACGGACATCTGTGCACCATTTCCCAAATCATACACTAGTGCCCGCAACTTACCATAGAGATCGAGGTGTTGATATATCGGATGGAATGGATAAATCTTAGAATGATCAATAACAGAATACATATTACTATGAGCCTCAAGATTGCCATAATCGTTAACATTCCAAGTAACTGTACTTAAAGTGTCAGTGAGAGTCTTGTGGCAGATTGCGGTCATGCTCTCACCAAATAGCTTCACCACCTGATGATTCTGATCATCGTAATCCACAATAAGTTCACAGTGGGACATCCCTCCCACCTTATCTTCATTTATCTTAATAATGATAACAGTGGGGCGCTCGGGACGAAGGAGATGGGAATGGAATATCTTGTAGCGCGGAATCTCGATCTCACCAGTGTCAATTTCTTTACCTGATCGAGGTGACTTGAAAACATATAGATTGATCTTATAAGCTTCCTCTAATGCTCGGAAGAAGATGTACGGATCTAAGAATATATCATTGTCATCTAATAGAGTGAGGATCTCCTCGACGCTGTAATCATACATTTCCTGTTTCAGAACTAGAAGATTTATCTTACCACTGATGGAGGTACGGATATCGTTGACATAATCTGTCAGGGCGTCATCGTCCTTCATCCGCTCCAGATAGTTAGGATCATCAATAGCCACACATATGCAGTGAATCAAGGAGTTGGTACCATATGGGACACCGTAACGGCGCATAGCCACAGCATCGGGTGCATATTGCCTCAGGATACTCTCAATAGAAGGAGGAATGGCTGCAGTTCGGTTAGGAGAGAGCATCTTGAAAGTATTAATTGTCTTGGATGCTTTAGCGCCGGTATTGATTTCAGGAATAACTCCATTGAGATAGCCAAGATATTTCTTATTATTACTTTGATCTTTAACGTAACAACAAGGGACATAGGGATACTTATCTCGATTAGACAAATCATTCTTCTTCACTCCGATATAGGGAGTAGAATCAGAGTCGCAGACGAAGATCCATCGAGAGTTTTCTCGCGGGAAGCGCAGAATCTGCCGAGGACGACCAAAGACTAACTTGTTTTGCCAAGCCTCCACCTCCGATTCGTCAATTATCAGTGGCTGGGCATTCTTCTGACACTTGGTTGCCATCTTCTCAATGTACAGGTCACCAGCCTTTTCTTTTAGGGCGGTGATCTTGTCATTATTTTTAGCATATTGCGTAGTGTTCACAGCGCCCATGGTGACTTCACTTAAATGCGTACGCTTGGGTTGATTAGCTTCGACACTAAGAATAGCAATTTGGGGCAAGCGATGCAAGTAATCCTCGTACACGGGAGCACGATTAGCGAAATAATACTTCATGAGAAGACGGAAGATATTGATGAATTTACCCACCACCTCTCGTGATTCTGCTTGTGTAATATTAACATGGAGATAATGCATCCCTCGGGGGGCTACGCGATTTATACCATTAACGACGTAAACGGTGTCTTCCGTGGTTATTCGAGGAATAATAGTTAGAGAAACGGAGGCGGAGTTGACGATGTTAGCTTCTGTGATATCGGTGGTACTCTCCATAATATCACTAAAACTAGAACGATAGTGCACATCGAGACGTTTCTTGAAAGCGAAGGCATTGGTATTCTCTTCGATGTAAAGGTATACATTCATAATATTTCTCAATAGTACCATATCCACAAAGGATGTTTCGTCGAAGGTGATGTCATTGATAACATTGTTGTTCACCTCTCCATAAAGGTTGAAGTTACCTCCGACCTTGATTTCTGTACCTTCTCCAAGGTCAATATTTGTAAAGGCACTCTGTACTCTCTGGAAGGCGATGTGTTCATCATGAACCAAATGCTTCTTCTGATTGGCATTAATCCATGATTTGATAGTTAGATGATTATTTATAAGATCATATTCTACAATAAAGAATGCCTCTTGAGGTGAGTTCTTCAAAGTATAGGTGGCATCACGATCGGGATTACCCAACCACAAATTAAGATAGATGGTATTATGTTCTAAGCTCTCATTATTAGGAATGACTGTGAGATTATAGTTAGGTTCATTTTCAATCTTATCTCCCACATAGAGACGATAGAGGGGATGGCCAGTACCGTCAATATATTTGGCAAAGGGAATATACTTGGAAACTGCAATCTTATCAAAGATATCAAGGCCATCATCAACGGTGACCGCTCGCGGTCGATTATTCTTATCGAGGATAGTGGGAGAGAATGCTTGCGTTACCGAATTCACCACTACGGGAGTTAGATATAGAGGATTTTCTCTATCGATTGCCTGCAACTGAAATTGTGTATTATCGATAGTTCGATAACGACTCTGATCGATAGCGAGATTATTCTTAAAATTATTAATCCATGGATCATACATCCTCAATACCGCATCAAAATTATGAAGATTAGGAGTGGTGTCGGGCTCAATTTCCCTCTCGATATTATTAAGTTTATCTACCACGTTGGAAATAACCTCATTGTCCACCCAATATGAGTAGTTGTTTTTGTATAATTGCTCCAACTTGGCGCGGCCGTCATTAGTCAAGTTCTTTTTCGTACCGTAAAGGTCATTCCTAATCTCATTAAAGGCAGGATTGGTATTGACAACATTAAGAATGGCATTTAGAGCCTTTTCTCTTTCCATGCGATATACCAACATAATAATGTTAGTGTAATTGCTTTGTATAAGACTATTGTACTTGGCAAGATAGGCGTAGATGTCTGCAAATGACACGTTCTTACTAGACATGGTCTCGATGATAGTATTGACATTTTCAAAGATATACTTTGAACTACCACTCACGATATCAGCATCCTTGGGAGTACGATCACGGATAATTAACAGATTCACAGGAATGTTAAAATAATTGGCCCACTTGTAAGTTAAAGTAACGTCATTATCATATGGGAGGATAAGCGGTCCACTCATTTATAGTTTCACAAAATAAAGTGTTTAAGTTTAGATAAAACACTGTGGCACAGAAGAATATTTTCGGAGAAAGATACTAGGATCCGTTTACACACGGATATCGAGATATATACACTTAAGTTTGACTAAAACGGTCTGAGATCCCTTATAATACAAAAAATATGGTAAAGGTCTATAGGGTATATGCTATATAAATTTATGGTATATCTTCAAATCTAGATAAATTTAAATATCATGAACGTCAACATTGTGTGACAGATTTTTTTAACATCTTCAAAATGCCACGTAATCGATCCACGATAAAGGGGGCAGATTATATCCGACAATCTCGATCCTCAACTAGTGAATCCTCAGAAAATCCCGAACGTGCAGTCAACTCCGCCTCTGTTACTGCTACTGCTCTACTATCATCCTTTTACCCTAAGGGTGAGTCCACTACTAAGGGTGAATCCACTACTAAGGGAGATTCTCTTATCTCTTCCTCATCTTTTGAGAGTGGAAGTACCGATAGTTTAATAAGTCAAGACAAGGTTTATCTCTTGAATGATACTGATAAGCGATCATCGTTTGCCCTTCATCGTAAACATCTACGTGATGAACTACAAATTCTAAAGGAGCATGCTCACGTATCTATGAAGAAGTTGGAACCGGAGCACAACGCCATCTTTATTAGAGTGGTAGATACTTTGAAACTCTTGTACGGTTCCCCGGCCCTGTATGATATTATACTAGCCGATGTCCATGAGGTCTTCACCGACTGTAGTACTCGACCTGGAACCGTGGGTGCCTTCTTCGTGGGTTGTTTTAATGATGACAAGTTTCCCGGAACCGTAGGTTGTAGTCCTAAGTGTGCCTCCTCTCTACCACCCACAGAAGGTACTCCTGGGTATGGACCGTGTGATGATCTCGTTCTCATATACTCGGGAGAGTCCTTCATGTCCTTAAATAACAAGAAAAGTACCCATGCCTACATTTACGTAGAGAATGTCAAATTTGAAGGCTTCTCCAAAGATAACATTGAGCAATTGCGAAGTGAAGGTATTCAAACATCAACTCTCATATACGGAAATGGTGACGATACTTATCGTGAGATCGCTAAGATGTCCCCTATCGAACAGCTTCCACAAAGATCGACTCCACCCTCCAACAATAATAATTCCGGCAATGACGGAACCAATAACGATGCTGCGCTTATTGCCGGTATTATTATCATCGTTATTCTCATTATCATCGTTTTGGGTTTTATCGGTTATAAAACCGTTGCTATTTAGTGTTATATACTAGCCTTAGTATATTACCTCTAAAGATATGTGAAATCTAATCGCCCAATGATGAAGTATGAAAAAATATCAAGTCTCAACATGCAAAGTGTCATTGCAGAAATAGTCCGTAGCGCAGCCTTTCCGTTCCAATGGAACACCGATGTTAGCACCAGCACATATGGTCTTATTGAGAGGAAGTTCTTTAACTTGTATCCCTTCTCCATGCACATGGAGCTGTTTTATGAATTGGTAGTACATTGCACAAATTCCAAAGAACTTGAAGAGGCCTGCACATCTTCCCCCCATATCCTGTTTCTCGGCGTCGAGGGTTCTTCTATAACAGGACTTCCGCTACAACCTTTACCCACATCTTTAATCTTTCTCGATCTCTGCGGATTATCCTTAGAAGGAATACCAGAGTTGCCACCTCAATTAGAGTATCTAGCAATCAACTTCAAGAATACCGAGCTTGCGAGTCGACTCCCCCAAAGCTTAAAGGTCCTACGCATGCCGGATACTATCCTCGATGCTCACGTAATCGGACATTTGCCCCCACGTCTGCAAGTCCTCTCCGTAAACAAAATCTCCTTCCGTAATAAGGCTGAGCAATATCTTAGTCAAAAGTTACCCATTTCTCTGTGGTCTCTTCAACTGTGTGGACTTAATGAAGTTAATGATAATTTCCTTCTTAATATTCCCCGTGGCTTGCACACCCTCCTTATAGGGAATAATGATACTATTACCGATAATGGAATTCACGTTATTCCGCTATGCCTTCGACAGTTAGAGATTCAAAACAACTCTAAGATTGGTGCCACTGTACTGAAGTATCTTCCTAATACTCTTAAAGTCTTGAGATTGATCAATTGTTCCAAACTCAAAAATATCAATGTGGAAGACTTGCCTCAGAATCTAGAGATACTGGATCTAGGATGGGATAAAACTCACCTTGTACTCTCTTATAAGAAGCTCCGAAGAAAGAGTCCACTGATGGAGAAGATATGTGCGTGTATTTTACCAATGGCCAAGCTCTAAGTTGTAAATCTCTAATTTGTAAGTCTTGGATATGGGTTACGAATTTAAATATATAATGTCGCGTTATATATCTTTAAATGCATCTGTATACATCCCCCTATCCCACTAACGGTACTAGTAAGGTCATATGTTAATACATGTAATGTGAAATATATCGACTATCAGTAGTTAACCTACAAATATATCATAAGTACTTATGATAATATATGTAGTGTGAAATATATCATAATTACTCATGTTAATATATGTAGTGTGAAATATATAATAAGTACTTATGATATTATTGTGGACCAGACCATTTAGGATTATTCCCTACAGATCGTTTGTATAACCCACCGATAACCATAGTAGAGGTAAAACATATCAATGGACATATGAACATAATAAGCACCATTTGCCACGCCATCGTGGAGGCAACATAGATGAGGGCACATACAGAGACAATAACCAAAGCTTGACCTTCCATATCGCCACGATATGGATTATCAATTACATCATATTATTATTTGGAATCAATAATATTACTGTGCAAATTCGGGGATTATATTGACACTTATATGATCTCTGAGTTTATGGATCATGATGTGTAAAATAATTCCTATAGGCGGTGATATTTTAGGTAGTGCGTACACCTTCAAAATAGCGCAACCCAAATACCTTCGCATGAAGTACAATGCCAATAACAATGTCGTGGGATAGCACAATGTCACTGCACAAATATTCCATATTCCAAACACTCTCATGTGATGCTCCAATATATTTTGGTGATCTTTTGAACCTCATGAGTCATAATATTCTAAGCATATGCGTAAATAATGTATATGAGAAATAGGAGAACGTGGACCCTGATGAGTTGTGAATATGGTATTATAGTATTATAGTATTATAGTATTATAGTATTATAGTATTATAGTATTATAGTATTATGGTATTATAGTATTATAGTATTATAGTATTATAGTATTATAGTATTA